ATTATTTATTTAGTAAGTTCTAAGTTCCATTAGTTCTTTTATTTATGAGTAGTTATTAACTTCTCTTTTATTAATTATTATTTATGAGTAATTAAGTAGTTGTTAAATAAATAGTGTGCTTAATTTGAGTTATTTTTGCTGGCAGGGTTCCGTTACTTCTTATTGCATACCGTCCGCGATTCTCACTTTTAACAGTGACCCTGCATCTTTAATACGGTACTTTTCAAGCGTTAACATCGGCCCGTGCTAACAATTAGAATCCACCGCTTTTCAGTAACTTATTATTATACGGTTTTTAACTAACCTGCTATCGAACGATGCAATACTGCAACGCGCCCACTTTTGGCTCCACGGTCTACAAAGCGACCAACCAACCGCCGTGTTATAAGCGGTATAATATAAAGTTATCAAAGTACGGCCGCGTTTTGTTTAGTTACCCTTTTTGTCGCGGGGTTCTACCTTCGCTAAACGGCTTGCATCTATAATAAATCTTTGATGGTTCGCCGTGTCCTTTTTTGACTGTACCTAAATTATATAACATTTCTACCTGTTTGTCAACACTTGAGGTTTGTGTGATGTGCTGATATCCCTGTTATATCAATGGTTAGTGGCTTTTAACTTTACTTTTAGCTGTGGTATCTCCTCAGGTCGCTTTTTATATATTAAGGTTTCTTTTTCTGGAGCCTTTCTTCTACCACCCCCACCCCCCCCAGGTTGCGGTTTCGCCGTTCTTTTATATACAAACACCCAAAATATTTTTTAAATTTTAAGAAGTGCTGAAACCCCCCTAAATATTTTTTAAGAATTTGACCTACCTAAAACTTGGTGTCACTAGAAATAGTTTAAAAAGTTGAAAGAACAAGGAATAAATGGTAATATAGTAATGAAGGAGGTTAATATGATAATACAAGGGAAAGAAAACCAAACTAAACTGGCAAAAAAGTTAGAAGTAGGTGAAACTTTTGTTTATGAAGGATTGAAATATATTAGAATTGAAGCGGATAGTATGGTAAAAGAGGAGTATTCAGATGAAGTATTAGCTTTTTGTTTAGAACATTCGCAAATACACTCTATACCAAGCGATAATGAAGTAAAAGTAAAACATTTATTTATTTTAATATAATAGGAGGTTATCTATGACCTGCAGACGCTGTGGAGCAGAATACGACAATCCTACGGAAACTATGGCAGAACACGAGTTATGTATCCTATGTGTTATGGAATGGCACAGAAAAGGCGGTGAGAAGACATTAGAGGAGTTCAGCGAGGAAAGTAGGAAGAGCCACTTTAAAATGTAGGTGATTAAATGGAAACAGCTAAATATTTATTCAAAAAAAGCAGAGGTTTCACTAAAGAAGAAGCTGAATTATATGAAGAATCACTTGATGAGTTATTTAAACCTACTGGTAAACAATTCTATAAAACTCTGGAGGGTGAAAATGCTAAACAGGGAGAAAATTAAAGAGATAATGGAAAACTACCCAGAAGTAGCAGATATGACAATAAAGGAGTATAAGGAGTTTAGAGTTGGCAGAGATGATAAAATACCTTGTATGACGAGTATTTACAAGTATTTCGGTAGATGGGTTAAGTTTAAACAGCAGTGCTTTGATAATCCGACATTACATAGATGGTGGGAGAATGAGAACAATGTGATAAGAGAGATACTAAAACACCCACAAATAGAGGAAATGACAGAGTTAGAGTATAAATTATACAGCGAGGATAAGGAATTACCATCAGAAAACACAATAAGAAAATATTTAGGAAGTTTTAAGAGTATGAAAGAGATAGTATTTAACGGTATAGGAGATGTAGAAGTGGAGAAAAGACCTACAGAATGCTTTTATTGTTTGGAGAAGGAAGTTTGCGAATATAATTATAATATAAACGAATGTGAATATTATTAGGAGGTACATATGAAATTTATCAAAGAGGGAGATAAACACTGCAACCATACGTGGAAGAAGGTTGACGCTGATGATAGTTTCCGTAAGAGAGGTGCCTATGAAGTGATAAGAAAGAAGTCAAGGTGTTTAAAATGTGGAGCAGAGATAATCAGAAAAGTAAAACGGAGGTATTGATATGCCAAAATATAGAAAAAAACCTGTTGTTATTGAAGCTGTTGAATGGACAGGAGCTAACACTTTGATTACAGAAACCTTTATGAATGAATGCGAAGAAACTTATATTGATTATAATAAAAAACAATTAGGGCAGATAGTTATACCTACTCTCGAAGGCGAAATGCGAGCAGATGCTGGTGATTTTATAATTAAAGGTGTTAACGGAGAATTTTATCCTTGCAAACCCGATATATTCAAAAAAACTTATGAAAAAATAGAAGAATAGGAGTGTAAATTATGAACGGAAAAGGTGATGTATTCGACCCTAAGACGCATATGACAGAGCGTACAGAGAAAATGCTTGATACATTCTTAGGTAAGAGTGGATATGCTAAGGAGAACAAGGAAGGTGCTTCGTTTAAGAGAGATTTCAAAGTCATTTGGTCTGTGTTAAGAGAAGAACTTAGAGAAAAGATAGATAACCCTAAAAAAATAGCATATCTAGCTGCCTATTCCATCTTAGGTAACGTAACATATTCAGCTAAATGTGCTGGTATATCAACGACAACGGTGTATAACTGGCAAAAGAAAGACCCAGACTTCAAGGAACAGTATGCGATAGCTGACCAGGCTCATTTGGATTATATGGAGCTTGAAGCACAGCGTAGAGCAGTAGAGGGAACAACGGAAGATGTTTACTATCAAGGGGAAGTAGTCGGTCAAAAGACCAATTATTCCGATACCCTGCTTAAATTCCTGCTTGAAGGTAAAGACCCTGGCAAATATGGTAAGACCAACAAGATAGAAGTTAATAACACTGGTGGAGGCAAGGTGCAGGTTAACTTTGGAATACCAGAACTATCACAAGAGATAGATACAGAAGAAGTTATAGACGTGGAGGAATAGTATATGAGTGATATATTAACTGGAATGAAGCCAAGCAGTAAGTCTGGCAACCAGGAATTTAGAAAACAGAGGGCTGCAAGGCACCAAAACGACAGTGTAGATAACGATTTAGAGTTTAATATGAACTGGTTACCTCAGAAAAGACAGCATAAATTCTTAAAAGCCTGTGGTTTATCACACCCTTTCTCCTATTACCTTGATTTAAAAGATAACGGCAAACCTAAGATATTTAGGATACCACCAGAGAAAAGACAGACTGAATATCAGCCACCAGAAGCCCGTATTGTAGGATATGGAGGAGCAGCCGGCAGTGGAAAAAGTGATAGTATGCTTATTGGTCTGTTTGTAGAGGTATTATCCAATCCCGGTGCTAAATGTGGGTACTTCAGACGTAAATACAGCCAGTTAGAGGGTGCTGGTGGTGCGATAATGCGTTCAAAAGAATTATTCAGCGATTTTCCTGGTGCTAAGTGGAATGGTAAGAATAGACGCTGGACATTTGAGAGTTTAAATGGTGGAATAATAGAGTTCTGCCACGCAAATAACGAAGATGATGTCTATAACTACCAATCACAGCAGTTTGACGCTGTAGCTTTTGATGAAGCAACCCAGTTTACACGTTTTCAGTACAGGTACATAATGTCACGTAACCGTGTAACTGTTAAAGGGGTATCTCCACTGGTTATGATGGGTACTAATCCTGGAGGTGTCGGCCATCGCTGGTTCAAAAAAGAGTTTATAGATATAGGAGATTTTGAAAAGCCACACGAGGTTGAAGTAGCACCTGGTGCAAAAGAAAAGCATATGTTTATACCAGCTAAACTATCAGATAATATAATCTTAAACGACCGTGACGAAGGCTATAAGGACAACTTAATGGGTTTAGGAGAAGTAGAAAAAAGAAGATTGTTATTTGGCGATTGGGATATACACGCTGGACAGTTCTTCCCTAAATTCGACAGGAATATACACGTTATGGATTCATTTGATATACCAGACTACTGGCGAAGGTTTATTTCTATTGACTATGGACTGGATATGTCAGCAGTTTACTGGTATGCGTTGGATAACGAGGGTTTTTATTATGTTTACAAAGAGTTATATCGACCTAATTTATCTTTATCTGACCTTGCTGTAGCAATCCACGAGAAGACTACACCTATAGAGCGTGATGTGCTTTCATATACAGTAGCTTCCCCAGATTTATGGAACAGAAGGCAGGAAACAGGTAAGTCTGGTAGGCAGATACTTGCCGAGAATGGATTGAGTGGTTATGCTTTGAGGAAGGCTGATGATAGAAGGGTTGAAGGTTGGCGAGTTGTACGTGAATACCTTAAACCTTTTGACGACCCTATGCACGATGGAGAGGGAGAACCCAAAAAAGTGGCAAGAGTTAGGATATTTGGCGATAGAGTACGTAAATTACAGAGCCATCTACCTGCTTTACAACACGACGACGATAATCCAGATGATGTTTCTGACACACCTCACGATATAACACACGCTCCAGAGAGCTTTAGATATTTTTGTATGTCAAGACCTCCTCTAAGGTCGCTAACACCAGCAGATGAGAAAGAAAGTAAGAGGAGAAGAAGTGAAATAATGGCAGGAAAGAACAAATATACAGGTTATTGAGTTGCCTGTGTATTTTTTTTATGCTAACCTACAATTAGAGGAATGTAAATATTTAGTAATTAGGGGGTGTTTTTATTATGCCAGACCCAAGAATGGCAGGGCAGGCTCCAGCACCACAGGGTGGACAGCAGCAAGCACAAAACCCTATGCAGCAGGCTCAAATGGAAATAGCACAAATGCCACGACCAGAACTTGAACAACTTGCAATGCAGTTAATTATGGAACTTCAAGGTGGGCAGCAGCAACAACAGGCTCAAAGACAGCCCCAAGGACAGCAACAAATGAGATAGCAGGAGGTTATGAAGGTGGATAATTTAGAGAGAAGGCGATACAGCCAAAGCGAAATTACCCAGGAAATAAAGAATATATTTACCTACTTTGACAGTTATCGTAAACAATATGAGGAACAGGTAATTGAAAACTACCAAACCTTTATTGGATACCGTGACGAAGCCAAAGAAGAAGGTAAATCAAACCTCCATATACCAAAAACTTACGAAATTTTAGATACTATTAGAGCAAGGATTTTAACCACCTTCTTTAATAAACGACCTTATATAGAGTTTGAACCTATGCCTACAGCAGCAGACCTATCACATATGGTAGTTAACGAGGAAAAAGCTGAAGTAGCAGCAAGTTTTGTAGATGAACAGCTTGAAAAGAATAATATTAAGTCTGTGTTTTATGATTTTGTTACTACAATGCTTTTTGCACCAGCAAGTTTCTTATCTGTTGGCTGGAGATATGAGAAAGCTAATGTTAAAAGAAAAACTAAAGTACCAGAATATAACGAATTTACACAATCATATACAGGAAGATGGTTCTGGGATACTGTAGAGAGCGAAGAAACTATTTGGGACGATAACGAAATCAACAATGTTGACTTTTTCGACTTCTGGGGCGACCCAGATTCAACCAATATAGATGACGCTAGAGCAGTATTTCACAGAGAATGGATAACCAAAAAGCAGTTGAGGGAAAAGTTAGAACTTCTCCAGAATATCGGTGATGGTATAGTCTATGATATTGATATAGATAAACTCACTGCCCCAGAAAAAGCTGGTGAAGGTAAATACAGACGCCTTTCATCTGTTGGTATATCATCTGGTGGTTATGACCCTTTCAAATCAAGCAGTAACGAAAACATAAACGATAAAGAAGAATTGGAACTTTTACACTATTGGGAAGACAATAGACACGCTATATTAGTTAACAGACAGGAAGTCATCTATGACGGAGCCAATCCTTACTGGCGTCACCGTAAGAAGCCTTTTGTTAAAGCGACATACGACCAACTACCAAACGAGTTTTACGGCTTATCTGCCGTTCAAATAATCAAACCAATGCAGGAAGAAATAAATACAATGCACAACCAGCGTATGGATAACGTTAATATGCTGATTAATAAGATGTGGAAAAGACTTCGTGGCTCTAACATCAAAGACGAGGATTTAATCTCGAAAGCCAACGGTGTTATTGACGTTGATAATATGGAAGATTTACAGCAGGTACAGATGTCAGATATACCACAGTCAGCCTTCGTGTCAGAGCAGAAATTAACAGGTGATTTACAATCTGCTTTAGGTACTCCTTCAAATGTTAGGGGTGCTCAATCTAGCGACGACCAATCAGCAACTGAAGCACAGATTGTGGCTCAATCAGCAGGTACGAGGTTTGGTGTTAAGATAGAACTATTTGCAAGTGTTGGTCTAAAAAGACTTGCTATGATGATGGATTTAAACAACCAGCAGTTTATCTGTGATGAAAGGGCGGCACGTATTGACCCCGAGGAGAGAAACTCCTGGCAGTCTATTGCTCCAGATGATTTAATAGGAGAGTTTGATTACAGACCAGCAACTTCTTCTGTCGAGAAGGCAGCCAATAAAGAGTTGAGAAGACAGCAGTTAACTGAAATATTAGGATTCTTAATGCAGGCACAGGTACCATTCATAAATTACAAGAAGATTATAGAAGAATGGCTGGAAGAATTTGATATAACAAACCCAGAAAAGTTTATGATACCAGAGCAGGAATACGAGATGATTAGAAGGCAGGCTATTGAAGAATTTACACAGCAACAGGGTGTACCTGTCGGAGAGAATGATTTCGCAACTACTGGTAATTTAGGTAAAATGCAGACTAGAAGACCCAAAAAATCAGCAGGTGGTATGAGCAGTATGGGTCAGCCACAGCCACAACCCTTTAATAACGGAGGTAGGTAGATATGCCCGATAAACCTATAGACGAAACTTTTACAGAAGATGAAGCCCTAGCTTCGTTGCACACAAGTGTGGGTTGGGGATATATGAAAAGACATTTAGAATCAAAAAGAAAACAGCTTAGGAGAGAGTTTGAAACTGTATCTCCTGGCGATTCTAATAAAATAGCAGCAATCCAGGCTAAACTGAAGATGATTAATATAATCATTGATAAGCCTAAGATAAGTTTTGAGAGAATAAAAAATGGAGGTTAAATAAATGAGTGAAATATTTGGCAAAACTTCTCGCCGTGAAAGCGATAACGAGAATCCTTTTGTCGCAACTCAGACCCGTGAAAAGAAAGAAGAAGAAACTGAAACCAATGAGGAGAATCTTGAGCAGACCCAAGAGCAAGATGAAGGACAATCTGTTCAGAGTGAACCCGAAGTTGATGAAGAAGTTTCTAACGGACAATCTGATGAGGAAGCTCAATCTAATGGAAAACTGGCAGGTAAATTTAATGACAGACAATCTTTATTAGAAGGTGTTAAGAATTTAGGTTCTAAGATAGGTAGAAAAGTTGACCCTGTCAAAGTCGGAAATGCAACCAACTCTGATTTAGAGGAAATATATAAAGACCTTGAAAGTCAGTTAGGTCAAACTTCCGATATTGATAAGACAAGGCAGGAGAATCAACAGCTTAAACAGCAGTTAAACCAGTATGAACAACAACTCAACCAGACACGACAACAGATGTCACAAATGCAGAGGTATTTGCAGAATTTGCAGATGAATCAACAGCAAAGACAGCAACAACCACAGAATCAACAGTTTAACCAACAACAAAATAATCAGAATGTTAATCAACAAAATAACCAACAACTTCAGCGTGACCCACAGACTGGTCGGTTCCAGAGAAACCAAAACAACCAGAATCAGGATAATCAGCAGTCTAATGATGTTGACCCAGATAAATGGTTGAGAGATTTCTATAAAAACCCCGTTGAAGCGATTAAAAAAATAAATAATATGTCGGATAGACAGCAGCAACAGGTTAAAAATAATATGAACCAACAGGAAATTCAACAGTTTCAAAATCAGCAAAGACAAGTACAACAGCAACAACAAATGCAGGAAGCTCAAAGATACAGACAGCAGTTAAACCAAGAAAGTCAGCAGTTTTTTGCACAGAAAAGACAGGAATTAGAAAATAAATATGAAGATTTTAAAGACCCAGAAGTAAAAAAAGACGTAGTAAAGTATATGCAAAATCACAAAGCATACCTTAACCCCAGAATATTTCCAAATGGTCTGGAAAAGGCTTATTTGGAGGTGAAGAAAATGAGGGATAATAAACAACAGGCTGCTAACCAACAGGAAACTAACGACCAGATGGTTAAACAGAAACAGGCAGCACAACTTCCTCGTTCACAAGGCTCCAATGTAAGAAGCCCAGCTAATGAAAATTATGCTGAACAGACAAAAGATAGAATATTTGGGGGTGGAGGTTCAATCTTTGGTAGATAAATATAAGGAGATGAACAACTATGCCTAAGAATATATGGACAGGAACTGACGGAGCCCCGGTCGATTCCTTTAGAATTGATACTGATAGACGGGATTTGAATGTAGCCGATAGGATATTAGAGCTACAACCTTCAGAAACCCCGTTTTTGGTAATAGGAGATAAGACGTCTTCTGGTACAGCTAAATCACTTGAGGAAACCTGGTATGATGACGACCTAGCACCTTGGTGGACTGAAGCAGGCAGTGATGGTTTAGCAGGAGATACAACTATTACTGTTAATGACGGTAGTATTGTTAAACCTAAAGACTTAATTAAGAATACAACTACTGGTGAGGTAATGTTTGTTACTGATGTATCTGGTAACGTCTTAACCGTAGAAAGAGCTTACGGTGATGAAACCGATTCTGGTGGTACAGCAGCAGCAGCTATCACAACTGGAGATAACTTTATGAGAATGGGTAATGCTATGGAAGAAAATTCCCTTGCTCCAGAAGCAAGAGCAACCCAGCCTAATAAGTTCTACAATTACGTTCAGGTCTTTCGTACGCCATTTTCTGGTTCTTTAGAAGATATCAACGAACCTAAAGAAACCACTGAAGATGAGAGAACAAGATTAAGACGCAGAAAGGCTATTGAACATAAACTAGACTTAGAAAGAGCTTATGTGTTTGGTGAAAGAAACGAACACATTAGTGATAAGCGTAGAACTTTAGGAGGTTTATTCCAATTCCTCACTAACCAGTATGATACTATTGGTGGAAATTTAACTGAAAGCCTATTCGAAGAAACATTAGAAGATGCTTTCAAATATGGTTCCAAAGAGAAGATTCTAATTACTTCTCCTCGTGTTGGTTCTGTTATCAATAAGTTTGCTAAAGATAACGTTCAAACAAGAAGTGGAGAAACTTATTATGGTCTTCGTATCGCAGAGTATATCTCTTTCCACGGCACTCTATATGTAGCAACTTCTCATATGTTTGAGAGAGATTACCAGGGTATGGGAGCAATCCTTGATATGGAAAATATCGATATTATGCCTTATGGTGGATACTCTACAACTCTAAGAGAGAACTTGCAGGAAACAGATAGATTAGGTTGGAAAGATGAATACCTAACAATGGCAACTCTAAGAGTTAGACTAAACAAAACTCATAGAGTTATGGACGGAATTACATTCGCATAAAAACTAATAAAAGTTAAATAAAGGGGAGGGCTTATGTCTTCCCCTATTTTAATATAAGGAGAGGGTTTTATGCCTTATTTATCGACAACAGATTTATTTAATAAAATTTTTAACAGTGATAATAATTCAGTCAATGTGTCGCAAAATGGAAGTAATGAGCTAATAGAAAATACTTCCGTAACTTTTGCAGATGGAGCAACAGTTGACACAGAAAAAGATGTAGATATAGCATTACCTGCTGATTTAGATAGCGATAACTTATATCAATTATTAATACACAATCCATCTATTATAACTAATCTTGAAAATCGTGTCAAAATAAAATGGACTGACGCTGATAGTAATATTAGATATTCACAATTGACTTATATCAAAGTTGGCACAGGAGAAGGAAAAGCGGCATTAGTGCAGGGGAGTATGCTTGGTGAAGGTTTTAGAGTAACCATTTCAAATGATACAGCATTAGGAACAGGCGAAGGTTTTACAGCATATCTACAGGTGAGAGAGGTGTAGTAATATGAATTTAATTACACCAAATAAACAACCTTTTATACAGCCTGAAATATACAATAAGACTAATTATGCTTTGAGTTTTGATGGTGTTGATGATTATGTGGATATACCTGCTAGTGCTGATTTTGAATTAAATAATATTACTATAGAAGGAAAAGTTAATTTAAATACTTATAATAGCAGAATTGATATTCTTTTTCGTGTAGAAGGACAAAATGGTTGGATTTATGAATTAGTTAATTATGGCGGCGGCATAAATTTTTTTATAAATGATGGAACAAATAGTTATCAATGTATTGGCTCTAAACCAGCTTTGGATAAAACTGTTCATTGGGCAGGTACTTATGATGGTAATGAATTAAAGGTTTATTTAGATGGTAATTTAGAAGCAACACTATCCTATACTGGGGGAGTTAATATAAGTGTTGCTAATGTCTTTATAGCAAAAACCGCAAACTTTTATACAGATGCAATAATTGATGAAGTAAGAGTGTGGAATACAGCAAGAACTCAACAAGAAATCCAAGAAAACATGAATAAAGAATTAACAGGCTCTGAAACAGGTTTAGTAGCATATTACAAAATAAACGAAGGTAGCGGCTCAACATTAACAGATAGTGCAGGAAACAATGATGGAGAAATTATCGGTGCAACTTGGCAGGAGGTGGATTATTAATGCCTTTTCATAAGTTTAATATTACAGCAGAAAGCAAATCAGAAATGAGAAGTTATACAACAAGTAGAGATAAAGAAGAAATACTTGCAGAAATAGAAGAAGAATTAGCAAATGATAATTACTATGAAATCAAATATCATCTTTGCAATCACGATATACCGAAAAAATGTGGTGATGAAAAAGTGGTTGCGAGCAAGGGTGAGATACCAGAAGATGATACAATAGCTTGATAATGCGACAGTTTGAGAGTGTGATTTTATGAAAATAATTAGTTTTACTTTGATAATACTATTAGTTTTTACATTTTCAGCAGGCGCGTTAGAAAAAGATAAAATACTGCACTTTTCAGCAGGTACATTAATCTATTATTACACAGATAATTATACAGATGTTAATCCTATGCTTGCAGTTAGTTTAGCAGGCGTAGGAAAGGAATTATATGACAGCCAAACTAATGGCACAATAGAAATAGCAGATGTATTTGCAACTGTGTTAGGCGGTTTTGTAATAAGTTTTGAGTGGTAATATAAATAGGAGGTAATTATGAACGAAGATAAATTATGTAAGGCTAAAACAAGTGACGGCAGTAGTTGCAACAACAAAGCTAAATATCCAAAAGATAACCCTGTTGCCTGTCATTTAAAAAGTCACCAAAGACAGTTAGAAGTTGTAGTCGATAATGAGGAGGAAGAAACTATGCCAGAAGAAGAAAAAACAGAAACCAAAGAAGTTGTAGATGAACCACAACTGCATATATTTGCTTCTACATCTTTACATCACGTAGTATTTGTAGATACTGATAAAGAAACTGAAGATGGAGAAAGAGATTATTTCAGAGCAGAATTTGATGGTGGAAGATACGAAACATATGACGACAAAAAGGCTGAACTCTTAGAGAAAAAAATTAAGCAAATCAAGGCACTAGCTCGCAAGATAACTAAGGTGCAGTAAGGAGGTAAGTTATGACCCTCCAGGAATATATAGACCAGGTCAGAAGGGTTTTAGACGAATATGGTACCGATATAAGTTTCTGGACTGATGAAGAATTAACTCACTGGTTGAACGAAGGTTTAAAAGAAGTATCGAAGATAACCAAATTCTCAACTGAAAGAGTTTATATTGAGCCAACTGACGAGAATGAGTATCCTCTACCAAATGATTTTATAGATTATTATAGAGTTAAGATAGACGGTGATTTTGTTGATTCCATTTCGATAGATGAAGACGGTGAAGAAGAAGGGTTTTACATCTGGGGAGAGAATTTATTCCTCTCTAATGTAGACACAGACGGCAAAATAACACTATTTTACTATAATGTAGTACAACCTATGGAAAATACTTTAGATGAAGCTGATATACCACAGCAGTATGAGGAGATAATTATACCTTTCTGCTTATATAGAGCCTTTATGAAAGACCAGAAATCAGATATGGCACAGCTTAATCAGACGGAATTTTATGAAAGAGTTAAAGTTATGAAACGGAAGTTTAACAGAGAACCTAATTATACTTCCTGGAAGGTGATTAGATAATGCCAGAATTTAAATCAAAATTAAAGATAAAAGTTAAAGGTAAACTCAAAGAGAAAGACCCAGAAACTGGAGAAGTGTTAAGAGAATTTGAGATACCGGAAAATGTAGTTGATGACCCCGAGTTAATGGAAGAATTTATGGAAAGCAGAGGTGCTAAGAATGGGTCTAATTAATGACTTTGCAGAATGGGTAGTAGCCCAAATGAGTGGATATAATTATATAGGTGTTGGAGATAGTAATACTGCTGAAAGCACCTCTGATACAGGTTTATTAGGCGTTAACACACACTACGAGCAGGCAGAAGTTGGTTATCCAAACATTGTAGGTAATCAGATAACTAATAAGATTATAGTCGCCCCTTTAGACGCTCAATTTGCCTGGAACGAGTTTGTTATCTGTGATGGAACTCCCGGTAATGTAGCAAATAGAGTTGTTATTCCTGTTGGTACTAAAGGTAATGTAGAGTGGGAGTTTGAACTAACTCTGACTATTACAGTAGGATAGTGATAATATGAGCGTTTCGATAAGAGATACAGACACAACCACAGCAGACTTTGCAGAAGGCACTCTGACTGATGTAGTGGCAGTTAATGATGGGTTGGAGTTGGTTAATAATCCTGCTTTAAGTTTTGATGGGGTTGATGATTATGTAGAAGTAGCTGATGCTAATTCATTAGATATAGTTGATCAACTTACTCTAGAAGCATGGTTTTATGTACCTAATGGCGATTTACCGAAAACATATAATACTACATTTCGCTCAATTGTTTCAAAAGGGGATACAGTTGCACCTTACAGTATCAACTGGTATGCAGGGTCTAGTGGAACTCCTGATAATCGTTTGCAAAGCGAAATTACAACAGTAGACCAAGGAAGAGTATCAATAACTGCTTATAGTAAACTTAATTATGGTGCTTGGAATCACAATGCTATTGTTTATGATGGCAATAGTTTAAAAAGTTATATCAATGGAGAATTGACAGGTTCAACTGTAGCTAGTGGCGGTATTGTGACTAATACTAAACCATTGTATATTGGCTTTGCAGGCTCTGATAGATATTATTGGGGAAATATAGATGATGTAAGAATTTGGAATACAGTGAGAACCCAAACTGAAATACAGGACAACATGAACACAGAACTAACAGGTTCTGAAACAGGACTTGTCGCTTATTACAAAATGAATGAAGGTAGTGGCACAACTCTAACCGATAGTGCAGGAACTAATGGTGGAACAATAAATGGCGCGACTTGGACTGTTGATAATACTAGATACTTAACAACAGGCACACGCCAATCACCACAACTAGACTTATCTCCAGTAGGTACAGTAAAAAGTGGCAGTATAAATTGGCAGGAAACACTTAACTCACAGACTATTACAATAGAAACTAGTGTTGATGGTGGCTCAACTTGGGATACCTGTACTAATGGTGGCTCAATACCCAATATAAGTGGTGCTAGTACATTAGATGTAAGACAAACATTATCTACTACTGATACAACTGTTACGCCTAGATTAGAGAGTTTAGAAGTAGATATAGACACAGCGGTAGTCAATGAGGATACAGGAGTATTGCAAGAAACAGAAACTCATACTTTTTATCCATTTAAATTTAACGATACAGGCACATTAATCTCTGATATGGAATATAATCAAGAAGGTTGGATAACAATTCCTAAAAACACAGCAGATTGGAAAAAGGTTGGAGGTGAATAACCTTGTCAAATAATCAAATATTCAAAGTTTATGATTTTTCTGGTGGATTAAATGAGAAAGGTCAGAATGTCCACCTTAAAGAAAACGAAACTCCATACTGCAAGAATGTAGTCTTTGATGAATTAGGGGCGTTAGCAAAAAGAAAAGGTTACTCCAGCCTTTTAGATACTGCAATTGGCATAGACCAACCTATAGATGGTTTATACATCTTCCATAAGAATGACGGTACAAGATATATGATAGCTGTTGCAGGTGGAGGAGCGTACAGAATAGACGAGGAAAACAGAACTGCAAGTCTATTACAGTATGGTGATGGAACAAGTGTTAATGACCTATCTGATACAGATTATGTAGGGTTTACAACGTGGGGTAATACCTGTTATATAGCAAATGGTGTTGACCCTATAATGGAATTTGACGGTACCAGTGTTGTTAAATGGGATAGTGCGATACCAAAAGGTAAATACATCACCTCTCACAAGAATATGATATTTTGGGCAGGAGATTCTACTTCACCTTCAGAGTTGTACTTTTCAGAAATATCACCACCTGCTGGAAGTCCTGGAAGTTATAAAAGTATTAAATTCCAAACAGATGATGGAGATAAAATAATGAACATCATCAAGCAGCAGGATAATTTGGTAGTGTTTAAAACAGATAGCATACACGTTTTATACGGCTCTAGCGAGTATAATTTCAGCAAGAGAGAGGTTCAACCTACTATAGGTACGATAGCACCTAAAACAGTTACAAACCTCCAGAACAGCATATTCTTCCTCTACAGAGATGGAGTATATATCTTTGACGGCAGTAATACTAAACTTATTTCAAATAAAATAGAACCTACGATAATGAGTATATCAGAGCCTAATCAATGTGCAGGAGCAGTTAATAACCAGAAATATTTTTTAGCATATAGTGATGGAATAGTAGGTAGCACCAACGATAAAGTAATGGTATTTTCAACTATTCACGGTAGTTGGACAAGGTTTGATAATTACCCTGTTAATATGTGGAATAACTTTGATGGTAGTCAAGATGGTGCTGTAAACTTAGAGGAATTGTATTTCGGCAGTGCTGAAGAAGGACAAATTTATAAAGTTGGTACAGGTTATGATGATGACGGTGAAGATATATCAGTTGAGTGGAGAAGTAAATTCTACGATATGGACGCAATAGAGATAGTTAAAACTTTTAGGCACATAATGGTAGATAATTTAACAGTAGGTAGTTTTAAGTTTACTTATGATGTTGATAAAGGCACTATTACTAGAAGTTTTGACATAGTTGGATTGATAGATGATGAAAAGTATTTATGGGATAGTCAAGATTGGGCTGATGATGATGGCACAATAGAAGATAACGAATTAGTTTGGTCTCCAGATGAAAGTGCTAAAATATTTGGTTCACCTTTACCTTCTGGAACATACGGAAGAAATATAAGATTTATCATAACTGACAGCAGTCAAGAAAATTTAAAACTTTTTGGAATAACGCTTAATTACAGACCTAGAAGAAAAAGAATTGTGAGGTAGGTGCAGATAAATGGGTAGAGTAGATAAAGCAAAAACCTTTGTTGGTGATACAGCAGCTAAGGCGTCAGAAGTTAACACTGTTTTTGATGATATATACAATGAGTTTAATGGAAGTGTAGATGAATATAACATAAATTTTGATAGACCAGAATTAATTAATGCTTTATTAACTGCTTTAAAAACAGTAGATGGTGCAGGTAGTGGATTAGACGCAGATACTGTAGATGGTGATAATTTAAGTGATATACAAACTAAAATAGATACAGCAGAAGCTGATGCTAAAAGTTACACAGATACAGCAGAAGCTGATGCTAAAAGTTACACAGATACAGCAGAAGCTGATGCTAAAAGTTATACAGATACACACGAAGGCAAAATAACAGGAGTACACGGGGTAGGAACAAGTAATGTAGAAAGCGTAGCTGGCTCACAATCTAAAGTTAATACACACGAAGGCAAAATAACAGGAGTACACGGGGTAGGAACAAGTAATGTAGAAAGCGTAGCTGGCTCACAATCTAAAGTTAATACACACGAAGGCAAATCAAACCCTCATTCAGATAGCGCTAGTGATACTGAATTTACATCACATAAAAACAATACAGGTAATCCTCATTCAGTAGCTGCTAGTCAATTAGGTGCTACTAATATACTAAATGAAGTTAAAACAGTAGATGGTGCAGGTAGTGGGTTAGACGCAGATACTGTAGATGGAAAAGAATACTTAGATATATTAAAAACAGTTTATCCTGTTGGTTCTATTTATATAAACGCTACAGATGCCACAAACCCAGGTACATTGTTAGGATTTGGTACTTGGGAAAGATTTGGTGAAGGTAGAGTATTAGTCAGCCAAGATAGCACAGATGCGGATTTTGATGCAATTGGCGAAACTGGTGGAGAAAAGGCGCATCAATTAACAGAATCAGAAATGCCATCTCATAGCCACGATTTGCAATGGGTAGGGAGTGGTGGTGGTGCACTTACTGGAAATGGAGACAGTTATGGAGGACCAAACGGCTCAAGAACTGGAACAACTGGTGGCGGGAATCCCCACAATAACTTGCAACCATACATCACAGTTTACATGTGGGTTAGAACAGCATAGGAGGTTATATGTTTAATATATTTAAGAAAAAGTATCAGTATGCAGAGTTGGTTAATTTGCAAGATAGAGGTTTTGTGCTTTTAACTGATGATGAAGAAATTGAAATAGATGAAGAAAGATTAATTAAAGCCTTAAATGTTGTCGGAGAAAAAGGTTGGGAGTTAGTACAGTCAGACAATAAAGTAGGATTTTTATTTAAGAAGGTGAAATAATGGCACATAAATTAATAACGTTCGACAGTGAAGATTTAAATATACAGTTTGGTGAATTGCTAAACAACTTAGAGCCAGAGAATTTCAAAGAGAACAATCCAATGGTGCGTTCTGACAGTGGCAAGTTGTTTGTAATAGAAGTAGATGATAGCGGCACCCTGTCAACTAGGGAGGTGTAGTTTATGTTAGGCTCAATATTAGGGAGTGTAGGTAGTTCTCTTATAGGTGGTTTATTTGGTGGTAATGACAGTAGCAATGGTGGAAGCAATGTTCCAGAATTAAATCAGTTTGATATGAACAATTTACCCAATTTAGAAGGGTTTGATAATCAAAACTTACAAGATTTACAGCAGTTTAATAATGAAAACCTGCCTAACTTAGATGAATTTAATAACGAAAATTTACCAGAATTTCAACTGGTAAATACAGAAAATGTACCTAATCTAGAAGGGTTTGATAATTCATCTTATAACTTTCAAAATTATTCTAGTGGTGATTTACCAGAATTAGAAGGTTATGAAGGTAATACTAACGTAGAAACTGGCAATATATTCGACCAAATGCAGAGTAATGTAATGGAACAACTGCAAGGCAATAACTTAGGTATGTCTGATGAAGAAATGGATACTTATATGAACCAAATTAATTCTAATCTTTCTGAACAGAGAGATGAAGGTGTTAGCCAGCAGTTAGCACAGATGAATGAAAGAGGGGTATTATCTTCCTCAATGACTGGAGAAGCATTGTCAGATGTCAACGAAAACTTTTCTGACGCTTTAACCAATGCACAAGCTAATATGTTTTTAGAAAACGAAGGTATGAAAAGAAACCAGTATAATACTGCTATGGGTCAAGGTATGAATTTATCTCAATATGATACTAACCTTCAACAAAGGAATTTAGATAATAATTTAAGGGTTAATCAATTTAATAATAATGTAGAACAGCAGGGTTATAGCAATAGATTTAACCAACAGCAAGCTAACAATAGTTTAGAGCAACAAAGATTATCTAATGATATGAACACCTGGCAAGCCAATAATAATGTTGCTAGAAGTAATTTCAGCGACCAACTTACAGCATTAGGATTTAACAATGATTTATCACAACGTAGTTTCGGCAACGAAATGAATACTTGGCAGGCAAATAATGATGTTGCTCAACAAAACTTTGGTAACCAGTTTAAAACTTGGCAAGCTAATAACAACGTTGAACAGCAGAATTTTGGCAATCAATTTCAGACCTGGCAGGCTAATAACAATGTAGCTCAACAGCAGTTCGGGAATAGAATGAATGCTATGCAGTTTAATAATAATGCTTTAGCTAATCAATATAATATGCAGTCTGGAGAAAGAGCTTATGGTGACCAAAGAAGACGAGAAAGATTCGGCAGTATCGGTGCAGGTTTCCAGATGGGTTCAGATTTAGGAGAAGGTACTTCACTCGGCTCTGGTTGGGGCGGAGCAATAGGTGGACTACTCGGTGGAATATTCGGATAGGGAGGTGTAATAAATGTCCTTACAATCAATGTGGCAGGGAATGACAGATGTAGCAGGTAGCAGAGAAGGTGCTATGATGGGTCTTAAAAAAGCCTTCGGACAGTATAATTATGCAGAAGACCCAGAGTACCAGCGTGATATGCAGTTTTTACAGCAGAATCCAACCCAACAGGTAGCAGGAGCTTTTGTAGAAAAGTGGGGCGACCAACTTGATGGTGTTACAATGGAGAATATAGCAAAGCAACTGCAACCAGTAGAAGGAACTAATCAATGGTATCAAAACCAAATGAATGATATTCAGTTATCTAACGCTGAATTAGGTTTAGATTATAACCAGTATGCTCAACCATACAAGAAAGAAAACTTACAGTATCAGACACAGCAAAATATGTATAATACTGATATTGCTCAAAACAAAGCTAAAGTTTCTAACCAAGTTACACCTTCATCTATCGAAGCACAAATTGCTCAAAATAGATATAACACTGAACAGGCACAAGCACAAATGCCTTATGTAGAAGATTTAGCAAGATTAGGGTTTGAACAAGACCAAGCAAGACTTGATAGTATGTTGGGTCAGAATGAAATGTTACAGCACGAACTGGATATTATGAATCAAACCAAAGATTACAGAATAGATAACGCCAGACTTCAAAATTTATCTAATCAGTTAGGTGTTGACGCACAAACTATAGAAAATTATATTTTAGACCAGACTAAGCAAGATAGAATAGACCAGTCTGCTGCTCAACTTGAAAGAATATTATTGGGTAATGAAAACCAAAGAACTAATAATATGATTAATAAAGAAACAGCACAAGCACAAATTAACGCTCCATATATTGCTAACAGTGGAGCTATCCTGGCTAATAACTACCAGACAACACAGAACAGAATCTTAAATGAAAATGCAGACAATATGATAACTCAATCTGACCTGGAAACCGAACTGTTGAGATTGCAACAACAGCAGGCGAAAGATGAATACAACTTTATGAAAGGTTTAGATGATAACTTAAGGTTTGGTGTAAACACAGGTAACGGTGGCCCAGCTATAGATATTAAAGAAGTCTTACCAACTCCAGAAGGTGTACCGCAACTTGCTTTAAATTCTGCAGATACAGTGGTTTATTTAGATAATGGACTACCTTATGTAGATGAAAGTGGCAAATCATATGTAGCAACAACCGGCATTATGGGAAGCAATAGAGTATTTAAAGCCGTAGACCCTAATAATTATTTATCTGGAGGTTCTGATGTAAGTGACTTTAGAAAAACTGGCGATGGTGATGATGAACAAAATTCAATTATAAGTTGGATACAAGGACAAATAAATAATGTAAAAAATAACATTACAGGTGGTGGAAATAATCAAACTCAACAACAATCTGGTTCAGCACAGGAATTATACCAACAATTTAAACAAAACACACCAACTGATGAACCACTAACACCAAGCCAGATAAAAGAAAGAATCTCATTAATTGATGATGAAAGATTCAAGCAAATGTACGGTATTCCAAAATCACAGTTTGAAGACTTCTTAAACAGATTTTAGAGAGGTGCTATAATGAATAACATCTATAATTTAAACGAACTTACAGAAGAAGAAAAAAATAAATATAATCTTGATGAAATAACAAACACCACTGAAGATAAAAAAGAAGCACCTAACTATAGCAGTCTTATGCCTGGAAATACCGATTATGTAAATGATGATAAAAACAATTTCAACCCTGGAGAAGCCTTAAATAAAGTCGGTAGCTTTTTTACTGGCTTATTTTCTCCAGATGAAAACAAATCATCTATTAAAAGCCAATATGACAGTTATCAAGAAACTAAAGATATAGATACTATTTCTGGAGCAGCACCAGATTATGTTCCAGTTAGTAATGAGCCAGCATTAAAAGCAGAAGATATACAGAACGTTAATCAAAAAGTAGGTAAAGTAGCAGGTAATGTCTTAAAAACTGTGGCTGGTTCTGGTGCTTCTTTAGGGTCTGGTGTGGCAAACTCTTTAGATATGCTTGTAGATTTATCTTTTCAAGAAGATAAACAAACTGTTTTTGAAGACTACGGAGAAAGTAGTCAACAATTTGCAAAGGAACAATTTGAAGCAGGAGCCTGGGAAGATAATCTTAATGTAATGGAGAGTGTAAAACAAGGTAACATAGGTGAAGCAATATCTAAGTCAGTCCAAGGAGCATTGCAGAACTCTGCTCAACTATTAACCATCACTGGTATGGGTATTTTAGGTGGTGGAGCGGCAGCTGGAGCAGGTGCAGGACAGGCTTTATCTGCAACAAGTGGTTATTTATCTGGTTTAGGTGCAGCAGCCACTTCGCAGGCACCACTTGCTTTAATAACAGCTTCAGCAGCAGGTAGTAAATACGCAGGGCTTGAAGATAGAGAAGATTTATCTATTAATCAGAAAGTGAGTTCTGGGCTTTTATCTGGTGGTTTAGAAGCAGCAACAGAAACGTGGGGTTCTTTAAGATACTTAAATGAAATTTCTAACAGTGTGCCAGGTGTAGATAAAACTATCAGAAGTGAAGTTATGAGATATGCCAGAGCATTAATTGACCCTAAAAAATTAGCTGCTAATGGTATTACTGAAGCTAAAGAGGAATATATAACAGAATTTGGTGACGCTTTATTTGACAGTATGTTAGGTATCAGTGATAAAACACTGCCAGAAGTATTAGCAGACCAAGAGCCTTACTTAAACAGTGCTGCTATTGGATTCACCAGTGGTTTAGGTATGTCTGGTGCTGCTCAATTATCTAATATTAATCAAGTGTCACAAATGAATGAAGATATAAATAACAGGCAACAAAAAGCAGACCAGTTTATGAATTATGTTGAACAATCAAATTTCAATTTACAAGAAGATACCAAGCAGGCTTTATGGGAAGAAGCAGTAAATATAAATAGACCAAGCGATATGTATAGAATGTTCCAAAACGCTGAAGAATCTATAAAAAATAACGATACCATCACTTTTGAAGAAGGCTCTAAAATATTAGATGAAATGATGGTAGATAGAGGAGATTTAAGCACACTCGAAACAACTTTAAATGAGGAAGAAACTACAGAACAACCAACTGAAGAAGTAGAAGAACAAACAGAAGAAACAACTAATGTATCAAACCCTCTTGAAGTGTCAGATGAAGATGTAAGTTTAGAAGAACCTGCTGAAAGTAATCAGTATTCAGATTTAAACACTGAAGAATTGTTAAGAGTTAGAGAAGGTTTGTTAAGAGAGTTTGAGGTCACACAAAACCCAGACGCTTATCAAGAAGCAAGAACTATTGAAAGAATTTTAGATGAACAAGGTGTAGAATATGGAGAGCAAGAAACTACAGTTGAAGAACCAACTACCGAAGAAAATGCCGCAGAGCAAACAGAACCACAGCAAATAGAACAGGAAGACACTCAAGAGGTAGAAGAACCTACCGAAGTTGAAGAGGTTATAGAAACTCAACCTCAGCAGTCTGATGTGGAATTAACTGAAGAAGAATTAATGGAGCCACAAGGACAGAACGCAGTCCAGGATAACGTGCAAGAATTATCAGTTGAAGAAATAGAAGACAAAATAGATGATTTGTTCTTTGAGTTGGAAGAAGCTGATACTGAAACTGAACAGATTGAAATTAGAGAACAGATTGATAATTTGGAGCGTGAATTAAACACTAAAGTAGATGAACAACAAACCACTGAAGAACAAAGTGTTGACACAGAACCCAATACTGCTATTCACTATGGAGATTTAGGTAAATCAGAAAGTCTTTTATCTATGGAATCAAGTAGAGGAACAGGTCATTTTGGTACAGGAACTTACTTTTTAGGCTCCGAAAAATCTGCTGGTGCTGTAGGTTATGCAGAAGATAGACCATCTTATAAAGTTGATTTTAATGAATATAATTTGTATGAACCAGAAACAGCACAAGAAGGTATGGAACTTCACGACTTTTTAAGAGATTTAAACAGATATGCTTTTCAAGGAGAATTTGCGACTGATGAAATGTCTTTATCAGAAAGCAGATACAAACCATATCAAGATGAATTATTTGAAGCGAAAGATAAATTGTTTCCAGATATGTCAGATGAAGAATTTATGAGAGAGTTAAATGATTTACGAGGTTATGTTCAAGCACACGAAGGTTTATCAACTGACGAACAATCACAGTTAGATTCTCCTTCTACAAGATTTATGAAGACTTTAGGTTATGAAGGAATAGATGTTAGAAACTTTGATAGATTAGATACCACTGAATTTGGTAGTGTTATATATGATTTAAAAGATGAAAGTGTTATTGAATCACCAGAAACTGCAACTGAGCAGGAAACTACCGAGGAAGAATTATCAGAAGAAGAAATGGTTGAAACTAAACCATATGAAGATAGAGATATAATAAAAAGTATGGAACAAGCAAAAGAAGAAAATGTATCAGTTATACCAGAGAGAAAACATTTATGCCAACAATGTGCTTATGACAATCTTATGCAAAATGATGTAGGAACATTAGCTCTCGGAACTGTTGAAGGTATAGGTTTTGACGGAAACGTAAAAAGGGTTAGACACGCCTGGGTAGAATATGAAGACAGTATTTATGACCCTCAATTTGATAGGTATTTCAGCAAAGAACTTTATGGAGAGCAATTAAAACCTAGAGGAGAAAGGGCTTTTTCTAAACAAGAAGCCAAAGACGAAATAACAATAAACAGAATTACGCCAGAAGAAGTTAAAGCTGAAATAGAAAATCAAACATTAGATACCACTGAAACTGAAACAGCAGATACACTCAATCTTAACTCTGCTACAATAGACGACCTTACTGAGATTAAAGGAATTGGAGCGTCAACAGCACAGAATATAATTAAATATAGGGATAGCAAAGAAAATGGTATTGAAAGTGTTGACGAATTGAAGGAAGTTAAAGGTATAGGTTCTGCTACATTTGATAAGATAGCGCCTTCATTTACTGCTGAACAGGTTGACACAACAAACAGCACAGAAACCATTGAAGAACCAACTGATAGTGATATAGAAACAGATGAAGATGTAGAGAAAGAAGCGAAAAACTTAGATGTAGATGATGTTATCAAAGACGTAGAGAAAGAAGAAGGTACAACCAGACAAACCAACGAACTCTTATCTGAAGAAGCAAGAGATTTAATGGAGTTTGAAGACACTGATATAAGAGAATATTTAGATGTCGTGCTTAGAACAAGTTTGAACGACCTGCAAAACGTAACACAGGCTGAAAGAGATAATATTATAGATGAAATAGAAATGGACGACCCTGACATAGCTGAAGCTATACGGTCAGAGTTAGAAGAAAGAGCCTATGAAACTGATGATTATTATTATAAAAAAACAGACAATGCTAAAAATAAAGATGATATAAAAAATGAAGCAGACGCAAATGACACTGACGGAAATTTTGAAGGTGTTAACAAAGCAACCAGACGTGATATAGAAAACACTATCAGAGTTGATTTAGGTTTGCCTTTAAGATATGGTAAATTGCAATCAAGAGATTCGGAAGCACAATACGATAGAATTTATAAGGTTGTCAGAACTAGAGATTATTCTAATATGGAAGTAACTGCTCACGAAGTAGGACATCATTTATCTGATATGTTAGATTTAGATGTTGAAGCCTTCCCAGAATTGGTACAGTTATTAGAAGATGAAGGTCTTAAAGATGCTTATGATAAAAGTGTGTGGCACGAAGAAGGTAACTCTGAATTTTTCAAGTATTACTTTAATTATCCAGGACAGGCTAAAATTAAAGTTCCAGCATATTATGATTATGTAGAGAGCGTTTTACAGGGCAGTGACTTGTATGAACCTGTTAAGCAGTTGCAAAACCAAATGAACACCTGGAACAAACAATCTTATGCTGATAGAGTATCTGGTGCTATGTCAAGACAGGATTTAGATATTGCACCACTTATGACTATGAAGGATAAGTTAAATGAAGCCTTAGTAGATGAAGATGTAGTTTTTAAAAGAGCATTAGAACAGGCTGGTTATGATGTTGAAACTCTTGAAACATATAAGAACCCCTGGAAATTAAAAAGATTATATTCAAGTGTAAATGATATGGTAGATGTATTCCTTTCCAAAAAATCATTAGACCCACAAGGAAGACCAAATGGTAAGTCACTGCTTGAAATATTATCACCTGTGCAGGATTATATAGGTGAAACAGAAGGTAGAGAGTTTGGCGACTTTGAAGTTTACTCACTTGCATTACACGCATTAGAAAGAGAAGCTAAGTTCCTTGCTAGAGATTTAGAAGCAAGAGGTAATGATAAAGGTAAACTAGCAGCTAAAAGATTAAACGCTGTAATAGATAACGCTAATATCGAAGCATTAATCCAGTCGCTAAAAATGGCAGACAATAATCCAGATAACTTGCGCTCATTAGGATTGGAACTACCAGAAGGCGAATACCGTTTTAGAGCAACTGGAATAAATATAAATGATATAGCAAATACAGTTAACGAATATGACAGCAAATTATTTAGAGATACACTTAAAGATTTACAGGAATATCAGAATAATCTTGTTGATTATGCACAGTATTATGATATGTTAAGCGAAGACGCTGCTGAAGATATTAAAACAGCCTATAATTTTCATATGCCGCTTCATAGATACTTTGGGGAAGAACTTATAAATGAAGGACAAGACACTTCAAGATACACTGATTTACCAGATGTTGTTAAATCTGCTTATGGTAGCACAAGAATAATCAAAGACCCTATTAGAACACTGGTAAGAGATACTTCATATGTGGTTAGACAGGCAAATAAAAATAATATAGTTGTTAAGTTTATGGAAGCACTTGACGCTAAAAGAGATAGTGGTATAGGCAATTTAGTAGGTAGAGAGATAACTACACCAGAACCAATAGATAAAGAAAACGTAGTATCATACAGAGTTGATGGAGAAATTAAAGCAAGAGTTGTCCACCCAGATATTTATAGAACTTTGCAGGGTTTAAATAAAGAATCAGAACACGTTTTAAGGACAATGTTGAAACCACTTGAATACTCTAACAATTTATTTAAGAAGTTTGCTGTTATCAACCCTAAGTTCTGGCTAAACAACTTGGGTCGTGATGAAGTTAGACAGATGATTTATGAAGATTCTAATGGTATAGAAAAATTAAAGTTGTTTTCTACTATGGTTGACGGTATGTCAGAAGCATTTGGTCTTGAAAAAGCAGACACTGAAGCTATATTTAGAGGATTAGGTGGAGCAAGAGGTGGTTTTGCACAATACCTTAAAGATATGGATAATCCACAGACACTTGAAGAATTATTAAGAGCAGATAAAGCATCTAAAAACCCTTTAGACTGGCTCGGTGATGTTGCTCAATGGACAGAGGATACAAGACGTAAAGGTTTGTTTATAAATAAAGTAGGTAGAGATACTGATGTAATGTCAATGGAAGCTGAAGAAGCAGAAAGAGTTTTAAAAGAAGCTGCTTATTTTGGTAAAGGAGAAGTGTTGGAAGATTACTCTATCAAAGGTAGATACACAAAAGAATTAGATAGATATGCTGCTCCATTCTCTGCTGCTGGTATGACAGGTGGAAGGCACTTATATAACAAATTAAAACAACCTTCAACCTGGGTAAACGGTATAATAAATGTAACAATACCTTCATTAGCATTTTGGGGGATGAACAGAGATAAGCCAGAGTATCAAGAATTACCAGCGTGGAAGAAAATGCTTTACTTTAATTATGTTAAAGATAACGGAGAAATAATATCTTTCCCAAAACCATTTATTACAGGTTATTTCTTTGGTGCTATACCAGAAATGTTAGCACAGGTTGCTTATAATAAAAACGGTAATGAATTAACTGATAATCTTAAAACTCTTATCCAGGCTGGTGCTCCAAACTATCAAATGGCTGGAGGTATTGCTGCTGGATATGAAGTATTAACCAACAGAGCAGACCCTTTAGGTGACGATTATCAGATAGTACCAGATTCAGAAAAATACTTAGACAATGAAGACCAGTACGGAGAATACAACTCTGAAATATCTAAGATGTTAGGTTCAGCAATAAATGTATCACCACGTATAATAGACCACCTTTTAGAAGGTCAATTTACAGGTACCTACTCTATGGCAACTAATATTACTGATTATGTATTAGGTGCTAAAGACTTCAAAGAAGCAGTTTTAGGAATAGTTGGAGTTTATTCTGACCCTTTTATTACATCAACAACTGTCAATAAACTCTATAAAGATAGAGAGAAATACAACAACTTAATGTCAAGGTTAAGAGAAAAAGATATGCTAAAACAAGAAAAAGGTTTAAATATTAATGAAATAAGAGAGGTTGCAACAAAATATTCTAAGTTAAATAATATAACTGACACAATGTCTAAATACAGAAAAGTATCTGACATTATAGACACTCTTGATATAGACCCAGAGTTAAAAGAAAATGCTAATAAATATATTGATATTCAAAATATTAACTTTGCCAGAGAATATTATGATAGAACCAAAATATATCTTGATGATTATATGTCACAAGAAGAATACCAAAGAGTGCAGGAATTAATTGATTGGATTCAAAGAAATTATTAATAAGGAGGGTTATGGTACTTAAACACTTATAAAAATAAATAGGAGTGTTATAAATGCCAACAAGTAAGCACGATTGTTATTACAAAGAGGAAATAAAAGAAATGTTAGAGTTTAAAAAAGAAGTCGCAAGAAACTCCAATGAAATAGATAAAATAAAAAGTGGTGACTGGTATAATAACAAGGAATTGTACGAAATGATAGAGAACCTTAAACAGCAGTTTACAGAGTTTAACGAAAACTTTCATAAATACAATGGTTTGCTGGATAAACATACTCAATTGCAGGAAAAATTAAAGTCACAGCGTGATGAACTGGAAAAAATAAAAAGAGAACAACAAAAAAAGAAAGCAAGAGAAGAAGGTGAGCAAGACACCAACTCATTATGGAAAGACAACATAGCCTGGATAATAGGTGTGTTAGGTTTTTTAGCAGGTGTAGCTTCACAGGTTTTATAGGAGGTAATTATGGATAACTCAATCTTAGAGAAGACTTTACAATTTGAAGGTGGTTATGTTGACGACCCAGACGATAGAGGTGGTGCAACAAATTATGGTATCACTGAAGATGTAGCAAGAAGCCACGGCTATGAAGGTGATATGAAAGATTTACCTAAATCAAAAGCTGTTGAAATATACAAAGAAAGTTATGTTGACCCACTCTTAGATGATATTGATTCAGAGGTTATACAACTATTAGTATTTGACGCTTCAGTTAATCACGGAACTAAGTGGGGTGTTAAATTCCTACAGAGAGCCTACAACACACTCAATTTTGATACAATAGCAGAGGATGGTATATTAGGCAGTCAAACTGTTGGAGCCGTCAATAAGTACACTGACACTCAATCTCTGGCTTTCTGGTACTTAATCGTTAGAGGTCAATACTTTAGAGATATAGTTAAAAACTCTCAAAGTCAGAAAAGGTTTATTAGAGGTTGGGGTAATAGAATAAAACATTTGATGAAGGAAGTGTTATAATGACTGAAGAACAAGAAGTTAATGAAGTTAACCTTAAAGCTGATTCTAATAATAATGAGATACCAGACTGGGTAGAAGCAACAGCCACTTATCTTATAGCCACTGTCTGTATATCTTTAGCTGTTGCTGGTTATGTAAGACAGGATTTAGATAATCCAACTATCAAGTGGCTATTAGGTTTTGGTGTTGTTCTAACTGGTGGTCGTGACGCTATCAAAGGTTTCATTAAGAGGAAGGTGTAACCTATGAAGGTTAAAAAGTGGCACCTATATGTAGTGGGAGCAGTTATTGTACTTGTTGTATTCTTCCTCGCAGGTAAACAATTAGCAGCAATCTTAGGTGGAGGACTAGCATTTTTAGGTATCGGTAAAGGTGCAATAGATAAGAAAAGAAAAAAGATAGTCGATGAAGCTGAAGATGAAGAAAAAGTGATGGATAAAGTTAAGGAAGATATTAAAAAAAGGAAAGAAAAAGAAAAAGAATTGAAGGAAAATGATATAAAAAATGTCGAAACTGCTGAAAAGTTAGAAGAAAAGGACAGGGAATTAGATGAAAAGGCTCAAGATTTGAGAGATAGACTGTCTGAACATACAAAGGAGTGATAGTTTGAAGCGTCTAATTATCTTACTGGTTATTTTATCAATCATACTTATACCATTTACAGCCACTGCTCAATCTTTAGACCCTCCTTCAGACTATGATAGCCTTTTAGAAAAGTATGAAGAAATGTATCAGATAGCACAAGAAGCTATGGATTTAGCTGATGAACGTAAAGCACAAGCTGATAAGTGGAAAGGTTTATATGAGAAAGAAAGAGAAGATAAGTTGGAATACAAGAAGTTATACGAAGAAAGTGAGAAAAATTTACAAACTACTATGAAATCTAACGAACGACTACAGGATATGATTGACAGACTTGATAACCTACTGAAGGAAAGTTTGAAGAAAAGCGACTTATCACTTAGCACAGGTATAGTTTATACTCCAATCAATCCAGAGAATACAGGTATCTTAGTTGGATTCCAATACGGGTTTTAATATAGAGAAGAAGAAACCCCACTTTAATCGGTGGGGTCTTTTATGTTTAAAAATCATCTAATGTCATTACTTCTGTCTTTCCAAATGGATACCAAGTTTTATTGTGATAACTTTTAGCTTTAAGTAATTCCCCAGATTTTATTAAGTATATATACTTAATAAAACTTTTATATTTATCTTTAGCTGGAGAAATCATATTAATTAAATATCCATTCAAATTAAACTGCTCACTTTCTGGCTCAACTTTGCTGGGTAATTCTCCGTTTTCAGCAAAATATTCTAATAATCTTTTTACTTTAGGAGATACAATTAAATCATACATTATCTACCTCCTTTTCAGCTTTATCAATAGCATATTCTAAAATTTCTATAATAGGGCTCGGCTCATTACTCGGTCGGGGAATTGATTTCAATAAAGACAAGGCTTGTTTTGAAGCAACCAACAAATCTGGTGCAGCAGTTATCAATTGAGAATTAATATTCATTGAATCCATTTCACCTCCTGTGAATTGCTCTGCATACATTCCAAAACTACAAACAACCATTTCGTCTTTATCTATTATGTCATTGCCATCATTTACCCACGGTGCATTATATTTATTCATTTTTATTCTCCTTTGCTAATTTCTGTTCCCTCAACTTGTCTATGTCTATATTTCTCTCATTTCTGTGTACTGTTACAACTAAGAACCCTTCCCCTACAAGTAGCACTGCTGCATATAATCCTAACCCTAAGCGTAAAGGCACGTGAAATGCACCAGTGCTGTCCACTACAAGTCCTTTTCGTATATCCTCTGCTATAGCTTTGGACACAAGTTTGCGTATTCTTCTTATTGTCCAGTCTTTTTTACCTAGTTCGGTATCTGTTGTATATTCCCAAAACCTCTTGCAGGCGTGAACTGTTAGCTTAGTTATCCTTATATATTTGGTGTACCTAAGAAACATCACAACCTCCTTAGCTAAAAAGGAATTTCTCCATCAAAGTCATCTTCCAATCCTGGTGGTGTGTATTCTTCTTCATCATTATTTTTAGACTTCTTCTTAATCTTATTGTTGCCACTAGTTTTGAGATACTCAACCTCTCTTGCTTTACACTGGAGGTTGTAATAAGTCTTACCTTTGTATTCGTTCTTCTTCTGATAACCTATTCCAGTAGCAGCCACCTTATCTCCTTTACCAAGATGTTTAGCGTGTGCTTCAGCTTTATCTCCATATGTTACTATCTGTGGATAAGTTGTTTGTTTATACTTACCATAACCACTTTCTGCTGCTATCGGAAATACGCATACTGCTGTACCTTTCTCGCTGTAAAACAACTTCGGGTCTTCAGTCAGATTACCTATTAGATTCCATTGATTCATTGTTAGCCAACTCCTTTAGTTTGTTTATTATCTCTTTTCTACGCTCTATATTTGCCCTTCTTCTGCGTTTAACCTTCTCGTAATATTTTGCACCTTCAACGTGTTCAGCCCCCTGGTATCTACCATTATATTCTTTCAGTGGGATATTGGAGTTCTCCATCAATACTAATTGTGCTATCGGCTCACCTACTTTTAATTCCAGTATAGATGAACCAACATTTTTTAACTCAAGTGTTATTTTGCCAAAATACCCTGGGTCAATCCACCCTGCTGTCTGGTGAACAGTCAATCCTTTTCTAGCCCAGGTAGATTTACCTGCAACTATCGCTGATAAATTAGCAGGTACTGATATAAATTCTTCAGTGTGTGCTAAACAAAACTCCCCAAGTTCTAAGTCAATTGTGTCTTCTTTACCTGTTAGTTCAATAACCTCATACTGTGGTACATCATCATAAGAAATTTTTTCTCCTTCATCTTCATAACTTATCCAGAGAAATCTCCTACCTAAAGTTAAGTCATAACTTGAAGGTTGTACTAAGTCTGGGTCAAAGGGTATGATTATCTCTTTCTCTATCTGCTCACTGATTATATCTCTATCAACTAATACCATTACTCAACCTCCCTAATTTCTATTTCAACTCTCGGATTTTCTTTATCAACTTTGAAAGTGTTGCTCCAGCCTTTATTCTGCTTCCAACCATCTCCTTCTAATACTCCAGCTTCCATTAATCCGTCATAAATAAACTTCACAGCAGCAGCTATATTATCTGGGTCACGTCTTCTGTTCTTACAATACCACGTTATATCCAACTCGACAGCTTCGTATGTTGGCAACTGTTTAGCCTGCCAAGCAACTAAGTTGGTGTTCTCCTCTTTCAACTTCCTGTAAACGTGATAGTGAGATTTAGCAGCGTCAATAATTTTATTTAATCCTGGAAATTCTCCTTCGATAACTAACTTTTCCAAATGTTATTCACCTCCTTTTAACGGACAAATATGTGGCTTCCAGTCGATTGGTTTCTCTCTTAGATAACTTTCCAATCCTTCAGCAACTAACGTAGGTTGTATAAAGTCTAAGTGTTCACAAAAAACTCTAAGCAATTTATCACCACCAGTATTATCTTTCTCAATTATAGAGTGTTCACAATGCCCATAACATTTCATTTAATCACTCCTTTCCTCCTGTCTTTTAACCTCCTCTTTAGCTTCCTCAATAAACTTCAGCAGCATGTCCTCGTTAAGTGCAGGGAACTCGTCTTTAAGTTTATCTATCAGTTCCATAGAACCTCCTTAGAAGTGTCTTCAACAGTTATCACAAACCAAATAACACCACCTATCCCCAACAAATATCTTGCTATCACAGACATCAATGTGCAATCACTTCCCTAAAAGCATACTTTAATTTCTCCCACCAACTCATTCTCATATAACTATCAAACTCTGTTTCACCTTCCTTCCATTCCATATATCTCTTGCGTACAGTAGAGGAACTGCAACTAAACTGATTACCTATATCCCTCCAGGTAAATCCATCATTCCTTTTCTCCTCAACCTCTCTCAACTCCTTTTCAGTCAGCATTATCTTTCTACCTTTTTTAATCATCATTATTCCCTCCAACTTCTTTTTTTATTCTTTCTACTATTTCCTCTGCTGTCATATCACTGGTATCAATTCTAAGTTTAACTTTTTTGCCGTTCTTTTCATATAAAAATTCCATATATTCTTTATTACTCATTATTATCCTCCTCTAACAATTCTGGATTGTCGAACTTATTACCTATAACTTTTATATTTACATATCTTGAGAGCATTAAATATCTATTCTCACCTATAAATTCTGAATTAGCAAAACCAACTACATCTACACCATTAAACATTTCTGGATTATCTGTTGTTTTATATTTATAACCTTCACCTAATACATATTCATACTCAAATATATCTCCTTCATATATTTCTTTGCCATTTTTATCTTTTAAACCGGTTGACTGCATTAATTCTGCCTTTGCTAAACTTTGAATTTCACCAAACTCATTCCACCATATCAAACCTTGTATATCTTTACCATGATATAACATTTCTTTGCTTATATCATTCCAAGCTCTAAATTTAATCTCCCTCATTATCCTCCTCCTGTTCCTTAACCTTATCATTCAGCGACTTAGATTCCTTCTTCTCCATTTGGTGCAGTTCCCAAAACCCTTCAAGTCCTAACCTTTTAGCTTCTTCTTTACTTAAATTAGACCACCTTGTCATTGGTTACCTCCTAACATATTTCTTCCTACTTCCACCAAATCCATTCCTCTTAACACACCTAACAAATGGACAGAAACCAGTCTTTTTACCAGCATTCTTAACAGTATGACTGGTTCCTGTATGCTCAAAATACTCGCAATTCTCACAATGTTTGTCACTTACAGTCATATCAAACCCCCTTCTTATAATTCTCAAAATCCCTTTCATTTGCCTGTTCCTGCCTGTCCATTTCAAACTTCTCCTCTGTTATAACATCAATTAGATGTTCTACCTCCTGCTTCCATTTGATATACAATTCCTTTCGTGAGTTATTATTTTCTGCTTTGATTAAAAATTTATATTTCTCCCTAATTTCTCTTAAAGTTTTAACCTTATCATACATACTTATCTTAACTTCACTCATTATTTTCCTCCTCTCTCAACTCAAATACATTATGCTCTGGCTTAATCTTACCTCTCCTTGCTAAGTCTAAGAATAACAGGAATACTTCCTCTGGGTGACGTTCATATATACCAGCTATAGTTTCTATCGTTGCTCCTCTTTCTACATACTTTATAATCTTTTTGACATCTTTCTTCTTCCAACTGAAGTCTAACTTAGCCAGTGCAATATAATCATTATCCATATTCTTTTGGTCTGTACGGTGTCGGTACTCTTTGTGTATATACAACCCTACCCCTCCATTAATCTTTTCTCTCTTGATAATATTTTTTTATCCTTAACAGCACATCAACAACTTCTTCATTAGATAAATCATTATCTCTTTTTAAATTATCAACACTTTTTAAAACTTCACTAAACCCTTTCATAATTAATTATCTCCTTCCTTCTTCTTGCTAAGGTACTGTATAGCTCCATTGTTATCATACAGGTAGCCATCTTGAAAAGTTAATATTTCTGGGTACCAAGTGAACGGTACGTTGCCTGTCCTTCCTGTTCTATTCTTCCCAACAACAATTTCAACATCAGTTTGTATTTTACTTTCCGATTCATCACTATCTTTTAATCTAAAATATTCTGGTCTATGGACAAACATTATTTCATCAGCTCGTTCTTCTATCTCACCACTATCTCTAAGGTCGGACAGTTTAGGTTTAGGATTATTCCTTTTATGCAGATTTCTGTTTAACTGATGAAGTAGTAGTATAGGCACTTGCAGTTCTTTAGCAAGGTTTCTGATACCTGTTACAGTCTTACCAATAGTCTTATAATTATCTAAACTTTTCATATCAATCATAGTTAAAT